TGGGCAGTCCTCTCACCAATGCTTATGACACTTGCAGGTGGCCTCATCGGTGTACTCGCAGGCAACGGATTGAAAGACAAACCGAAAGACCCACCAAGTGCCTCGTAAATACCCCTACTATCCAGTGACCACACCCGGCACAGGCAAACTTGCAGGAACAGAAAAGTTCGTGCAGCTCTGCCTACGGCGCTACCCATCATTTACCAATCTGGGCACATGGGTTGTTCGCAACATGCGAGGCAAAAAAACCTTGTCTGTGCACAGCCTTGGCGTGGCTGGTGACGTGGGGTATCCCAAGACCAGAGCAGGCAGAGCACAGGCTAAAGAACTGTGGGATTGGCTGATTGAGCACTCAGAAGCCCTAGGACTGTGCGAACTGCATGACTACGCCTACAGAGACCCCAAACAGCCTGACAGCGACCAGACGGCCTATGGCAGGGGCTACAGGTGCAGTCGAGGAGAAGGCACAAAAGGCGTCAAAATCTTCAACAAAACAGACAACGCAGGTTCATTTGGGGGGGCATGGCTGCATTTTGAACTGGAAATGCGCCTAGCAACCGATAGTAAAGCCATGGAAAATGCATGGCGTTCACTCCCCAAACCCAACTCAGACAAGGCATAGCCAAATCTGACAGGCTCTGGGCGTGGCGTGTTTCCCTCCTACGCCTAGGGTCGCATTCGCCACCTAGCCACATAAATCGGTAATACTTGACCAAACCCAAATCTGATAGTTCAGGCCACTAGGCCACCCGGCACCATCGGGGAACTTGGGGATTGCCAAACAAAGATTTTGAAGGTTGACAAAATTCATCATGGCGTTCACGCTATTTATCGCCCTACTCGCTCCAGCACCAGCAGCTGCAAAAGAACCATGGAACCACCCCATGCCCAAATCGTGGTACATCGACCTTGCCCGATGCGAAACAGGCAACAACACACAACATCGCACACGATCGTATGTTTCGGCGTTTGGTATCTACAGACAAACGTGGAACAACTGGTCAGACACTTCAGACCGTAAAGCGCACCTGCTCACTTTTGCTCAGCAAGCAAGGGTGGTGGACAAAATCGCCTATAAAGGACACACCGAAAATGGTCGCTACCGATACCCGGTCGGGCTGTACGGCTGGGGAGCCATAAAGAACAACTGCAACGGTCTGAACGACCAACTTTGCAAATCCAACCACCCACTTGTTATAAAGAAGAGGCGCTGCAAATAGCGCACTAAGTCAGTGAGGGAAACAATGACACATTCAGAAGCACTACAAATCTTGGGTCACTTGGCCGTCAAGTTAGAAATGCAAATGCGTTTCGAAGAACGTCAAGCCGTCGAATACGCAATCGGCAAACTGTCAGTTGCCAAAAAGGACGACCCAAACGCACTCGCCCAGATGATTTTGGACGCTGCAAAGCAGGCATCAGACCTACACGCAAAAGGTCTCATCTGATGGCCGTCAACTATCACCATGAAGACTGCTATCTAGGCAAAGAAAAGCCCGGGTTCCCGACTAGGGATTGTCGGCAATGTGAACTGCTTGACAACATCACAGCCTGCAAAGAAACAGTTGCAAAACTGGAACACACAACGGCCGTCATGATGAAAACAATCAGAGAACTTGAAAAAGAATGTGACCGTTTAGAAAGGCTTTACTCCAATGGCGTTCAATCTTGAAGACTACGAACCAGTAGCACACCGACTCGACAGATGGCTCAAAGACTGCCATGTGCGAAGCGTCCAACCAAGGGTCATCACCGATCTAGTGCACTACCTGCAAAACTCAGCCGTGTTCTCAGCATCTCTTTACGAAAATGACGTGCTCATTGCTACAGGCTGGGCTGAAGAAATTCGTGGTGAAGGCCACATCAACAAAACCAGCCACCTAGAGAACTGTGAGACTGGCGCTGTAGGCCGTGCGTTGGCTAATGCCGGGTATGCAGGCTCAGACCTCAACAAACGCCCCAGCCGTGAAGAGATGACCAAGGTGCAGCGTGTGACCACGACCAGCGCCGACGGTGTCACTACCGAGCGCCCAGCGAACGCACCAAGCGATAAGCAAGTGTGGCTGTACAAGAAGTTGTTGAAGGAGGCAGGCAAGTTGCCCCCACTTGACCTGCCAAGCATGGACAAGTTCCAAGTGTCCAAAGCCATTGAAGCCCTGAAGAACAACGAGCCTGAAGAAATCCCATTACCAGAGGAGGAACCGTTCTAATGGAAATCAGAAACTTAGAAGAAGAGCACAATTACATGTTGACATTGTTTCCCAAAACAGAAAAACGTTGGGAAATACAGCAGATAGACCCCGAAAACTATAGACGGTGGGAGCGTATTCACAAAGGTCAAATTCTTTGGGAATGTGGCGAGCGTGTTAGAAATTGTTTGTTTCGTGCTGGTATTCGTTCTGATTATGAAATGTTGCAACAAACTCCTAGTCAATTGTTGAAGTTGACAAACTTTGGTCAAAAGTCTTTAGATTTAGTTGTTGAAATTTACGGTTTTTACGGATACCAATTGGCCGAAGACCTAAACGATTGCAAGTGTGCATGCCATGACTGACAACGGAACTTTGCGTGACCACCTAGCAGATGTAATCAACGAACGCAATGAACTGCTACGCAAGGTAGAAACAATGCAGGCACGCATTGACGAACTTAGCAGGCAACTTGCAGCACTGTGGAAGGTTGACAATGACTGACTTTCTCTCTTTGGTCATCATGGTGTTTGCCGTGTTCATGACAGGGCTATTGCTCGGACAGTCGAGCAAGAAATGATGCCCTACGGCCTGAACGGACAATGGCACTACCCAGATTGCACAGTGACCCTGAACTCAGACCCTGACTGCCACTGTGTTGACAACATGCTAAAACAACTCAGCATTCTGTCTGAGGAATGCAAAAGGCTGATGCAAATCAACCGAAACCTAGAAAGCCAGCTGCGCCGTGCCTCCAATGGGTGACGCATCCGAGCGTCTGTTCCAAGACAAGGTCGAGCAGATAGCCAAAATGAACGGATGGCTCATTTTCCACGCCTCCCCACACCAAGTAAGACCCGGTGTCTTTAGGTCAGACGGCAAAGGATTCCCCGACCTCTGCATGGTGCACAGGACTAGGGGTTTCATCATGGCCGAACTCAAATCCACCACTGGACGCCTCTCACATGATCAAATGATGTGGGGCGAGGCTCTACTGGCGTCAGGCATAGAACATTATGTGTGGCGACCAAACCAGTTAGACCTCATCGCAGCACGACTAGGGAGGGAAGCCCAATGAGTAACAAACCGTTCTGCCCAGAGCAGTATGACGCCGATGACAACTGTAAACATGACGTAATCAGATTCTTAGAAGCCCAAACATGGGCACGCTTCGACCTTGTAGTGAACAGAGACCAGTACGGCATAGACCTAGTAGGAGAGTGCAACGGCTACCAATGTGGGGTTGAAGTAGAAGTAAAACACTCATGGTCTGGGCAACACTTCCCCTTCGACAATGTGCACATCGCAGCACGCAAAGTCAAGTTCATCGAATGCAAACCGTATGTGTTCTATGTGATCGTGAACGCTGAACGCACCCAAGCGCTAATTGTGACCCCTGAAAGCCTTGACAACATCATGTTGGTCAAGAAGCCCACGGTGCATACAACATCTGAATGGTTTATGCAAGTACCACTAGACGATTGTGACCAGTACCAACTATGAGCGCCAAATGGCTATGGGTTTACTACGGCTCGATACTGGTATGCGCTATTGTCGCACTCAGGTGGTTCTGGAAAGAATAACCAAGACCCAACAATTGAGAGAACCACGGCCACATAGGGGTTTGCACTCTGTTGGTATAAAGCACGGAAACGTGAGTAGAGCAGTGCGCCTTGCCTCTTGTGATGACTTACTTGAAGAGATGCTGGGGTCAGCCACTGTGCAGCGTCCAAACGTCATAAATGCGAATGGTGTCCACTTCAACAATGTGTCCGGCAACCAAGGCAGACAAAGCCTGAACTGTGGGGAACACAAACCAGCAAACCCTAAGTTGTAACATGACAGCAAGCCCCCCTGGGGGGGTGCGCTAGTGGGGGGAAACACACACAATGCCCAAGAGAACATCCAATCCCGAATACAGAAGACGCAGAGCCGAAGTGCTCGAAGGCAACCCCCTATGCCACTGGTGCAAAAAAGCCCCAGCCACCGAAGCCGATCATGTACTGCCCTACGACCTAGTCGGAGACGACACACCCATAGTTGCCAGCTGCAAACCATGCAACGCACAAAGAGGGGCAATTTACCTAGCACAAAAGAAAGCCCATGTCCAGCACCAACGCAACGAAGCCCTAGGACTCCAAGACGGCAAAACAACGCCAAAACCAAAACCAGCAGAAACTTTTTTGAAAAAAGAAAAAACCAAGCCCCCGTCCCCTTCTTTGCTCTTATCTGAAACAAACCAAACCAGTTCAGGTGGTTTCAGTTTGGCTGCGTCTGAGTCGCCTGAGTTTGGCCGTGTTCAGCCACGGTTAGAAACGCCAATTGTTGAAGGCCCTTCTTATGGTGATCTAGTTGCAGGCTGGTCTGAGCGAGTGCTCAACAAAACATTGTTCGGGTGGCAACGTCAAGCGTTGAATGGCCAGTTGACCCATGATGACAACGGTGATCTTGTGCATCGTGAATCTCTTGTTTCTACGGCTCGTCAGAACGGCAAGTCCGTTGCGTTGACGGCTCTGATTGGCTGGTGGCTTACTGACTTTGCTGCGATGCGTAGCAAACCAATGCGTGTTCTTTCTACGGCCAACAAACTAGATCGTGCTGTTGCCATCTTCAATGAACTTGCCCCGGTACTGGAGGCGCATTACGACGCCAAGGTCACTTGGTCTTATGGGCGCAACAAAGTCGAAATAGGCAATTGTGTTTGGGAGGTTCGTGCTGCGACGCCTCATTTGCATGGTGGTACTTACGACTTGATTATTGTTGACGAAGTTTGGAATGTCACTGAAGAAGTTTATTTTGACGCTTTACGGCCGTCACAAATTGCTGTGAAATCACCCTTGCTTTCTTCATGGTCAACTAGTGGCGATGAGGGGTCTAAGACTATGCAACGTCTTCGGGAGCAGGCACTGGGGGCGATTGACAAACACAAACAGACACGGCTTTATTTTGCCGAATGGTCACTGCCCGATGTTGACCCGAATGATGATTCGTATTGGCGTTGGGCAAACCCAGCGTTGGGCGAGACCATCACCCTTGACGCTCTTCATGCAGCTGCAGAATCTCCAGATCGTGCAGCCTTCCTTCGTGCCCACTTGAATTTGTGGGTCTCATCGGCTGACGCATGGCTACAACCTGGCGTCTGGGAAAAACTCAAGACCGAGCAGGAATGCCCTGCCGGGGGCGTGTTGGCTGTGGATTGTTCTGTGGATAGTTCCAAGTATGTCGGGATTCGCTGTGGACTAACTGACGAACAAACAATTGTGGCTACAGTCGAGTTTTCTACCGAGTCCATGAAGGAGATGTGGCTACAGATTGAAAAGGCGATGGAGGCAGACCCGAAACTGCGTCTGGTCATCTCGCCAACTCTTGACGTGCACACCCCCGAAAAATTAGAACGCAGGCGCACCACTTTCGGCTACGCAGAAATCCTCAAACTCACAGCCCTCACTAGATCGCTAATTTTGGAGCATCGTGTTTTGCACCGTGGCGAAGAACTACTAGCAAGCCATGTCAACAGGGCTGTCCTTGCTAGGGCTAACGGTCAAGTGGTTATCTCTTCTCAGCGTTCACCTGGGCCTATCGAAGCAGCCCGACTTTTAGTGGTTGCTGCAGCGATGGTGTCACGCCCGATAAATACTGGCAAGGCTGCAATGGCTTTTCGTAGATAGTTGCATTTGCAACAAATCTGTGTAAGACTCCGAGCGTGGGTCTTTTCTCTCGCAAAATCCGAGCCGAATACGCCAGTGCGCCAATCAAGGCTGCTGCTGGTGTCGGCTCGTCCGGAATACCTGCTTTTTATGCGTGGAACGCTGGCACAGTTGAGACACTGGCGTTGTCTTTGCCCACCGTTTCACGCTCTTATGATTTGATGGCTTCGACCATTGGAAGCCTTGAATTTAGGCAATGCACAAAGCAGTGGACAGGCGAAAAATACGAAAAGATTTATGTGCCTAACGAAACGTGGATGGAGCGCCCTGATCCAAACTTGCCACGTCAGTTCATGCTTGCAAATACATTTAAAGATTTATGGTTTTACGGTCGAGCCTTTTGGTATGTAACTAGCCGTAACGCCAGCGACGGACGACCCATGAGTTTCCGTTGGTTAGCAGCTGCAAACATTCAAACTCCCGACGAAACTGGCCCACAGTATTTTGGGATGACTGACAACATTCAGTTCAACGGTGTCAACATTGACGCTTCAAATGTGATCACTTTCTTGTCGCCGACAACTGGACTTATCTTTACAGGCCAGCGTGCTTTCAACATTGGCTATCACCTAGACCAAGCAGCCGACCGATACGCCACCATTGAAACTGTGCCTGGCTACCTTCAGCAAACCTCTGCTGGCGAAACCATGTCAGGCGAAGAACTAGGTGATCTTGCTGCATCGTGGGCATCGGCTCGCCGTGATGGAAACGTCATTGGCGCACTCAATAACTTTGTCGAGTTTGTCGAGTTTGACAAAGACCCAATGAGTGTCAACAGCGAACAACGCCAGTACCAAGCACTCGACCTCTCAAGGCTTTGCTCCGTCCCTGCCTATCTCGTTTCGGCACCCACCCCCGGTGCTTCAATGACCTACCAGAACGCACAGCAGGCAAGACAAGACCTTTGGTTATTTGGTGCACAGATGTACGCCACAGCAATTACACAGCGCCTTTCAATGGATGACGTGTTGAGCCGTGGACGCCACGTTGAGTTTGACCTTGACGATCTACTTGAGCAGAACGACATGGCCGAAATGTACAAAGAACCTGAAGTGCCTACACCATCGGAGACAGAATTATCATGATCAGACTTCAAGCCATTCCAGTGACACTGGATGCAGCTGCAGGCGAAGATTCGCCACGCACCATCACAGGCGTTGCCGTACCTTGGGATGTCACAGCAACAGTTTCAGACGGCACAAAGGTTTCTTTCCTTCGTGGCGCTTTTGACCTTGAAGCAAAGAACCCGAAACTTTTGGAAAATCACGATTCTGCGCAGTTGCGTGGCGTTGTGACTGAACTTGCAGATTCAGAAGAAGGACTTTTGTTTACTGCAAAGTTTGCCAAGACCAGAGCATCAGATGATGCAATTGAACTTGTGAAGGCAGGCGCTTACGACTCCGTAAGTGTTGGAGCCATTCCATTGAAGTTCACAACCACGAAAGACGGAACAATGATTGTTTCTTCAGCATCGCTTGAAGAAATCAGCCTTGTTGCATCCCCGGCATTCAAAGATGCCATCATCACAGAAATCGCTGCTTCCGAACCTGAAGAAGAAGCATCCGAAACCCCCAACAACGACACTTCCGAGGAGGAAACCATGTCACAAGAAACACCAGCAGTCGAAGCCTCCCAGCCCGACATTATTCAAACTCCACTGCTCGCAACAGCACGTCGTGAGTTCAAACTTCCATCAGCATCTGAGTACATTGCAACTTTCGTTCGTGGTGGCCATGACTGGGCACAGATGAACGCAAACATTCGTGCAGCAGCACCCGACATTGTTACCTCTGACATTCCTGGCGTGATCCCGACTCCAATCGTGGCTCCTATCTACAACAACTTTCAAGGCCGTCGCCCTCTGATTGACGCAACTGGCGTTCGTGCCATGCCTCAATCTGGCGCAGTTTTTATTCGTCCAGTAGTAAGCACCCATTCAACAATTGGAACTGCAACGCAGAACACAACCATCACAGCATCAGCATTTGAAGTTGACGATGTGCAAATCACCAAGACAATCCAAGGTGGATACGTTGAAATTAGCGAAGCCTCAATGGACTGGTCACAGCCTGAAGTGCTCGGCGCTTTGCTTGACGACATGGCTCGTGTCTATGCAGACCGTACCGACCTTCTTGCTTGCTCAGAGTTGCAGACTGGTACAACCAACAGCAACAACTTTGCGAACGCATCTATCGCAGACCCAACCTATTGGGTTGAGTGGATGTACACAGCAGCTGCAGACATCCTCACAGGCTCAAACGGCAACTTGCCTTCAATCCTTGCTGTGTCTCCAAACGTCTGGAAGTTGATGGGTTCACTCAGCGACACTGCAGACCGTCCATTGTTCCCACAGGTTGGGCCAATGAACGCATTTGGTTCACTCAGCCCCGGTGGAGACGCTGGTTTCGCTTTCGGACTTCGTGTAGTCGTTGACCGTAACTTGACCTCAGCAGGCATGACAATCCTTGACCCAACAGCAATTGAAAACTGGGAACAGCAAAAAGGCGCAATCAGCGTTGAACAGCCTTCACAGTTGTCACGTCAAATTGCTTTCCGTGGTTACTTTGCCTCGAAAGTCATTGACGCAACCAAGACCATCAAGGCTGCTTTCGTCTAAACCGACGAACTACTAGAGGAACTGAAGAACCATGGCCAGTTATGATCTAGCGTTTCACACACGCCTAGACGGTGTTGTGGTTCTTCAGACCTTCGTTGAAACTGGCATTCAAGTTGGCGATGTTGTCACCATCGCTGGCGCTGGGCATAACATCAACGGCACACACACCGTTCTATCAACGCAAGACAACGAATTCATTGGACAGTCAGACGAAGGCGACTTTGAGTTTGACAACGAAGTCATTCGACTGTTTCAGTTTCTCTTCCGAGACGCTGACGGTGACCTAGAGCGTTCTGTTGCTACAGGAACTGTGACCTTCACACCGTCTGTATCGTGGATACAGGCTTCCGATGTCACAAGTTGGTTAGGTATTGACGTGGCTACTGCTAACGACACGGCCTTCATAACGGTCTGCGTCAATGCCACCAACAACTGGTGCTTCAGAAAACGTCGTGAGGCTGGTTACACAGACTCGATGACGACAGTGCCCGGTGCCGATGTAAAACTCGGTGCGATCATGTATGCAGCAACTCTTTACCGTGAGCGTGGCTCTGCAGATTCGTTTGCCTCATTTGACGCAATGTCTTCAATACCTATCCCCTCAACCATGGGACGGATCATGTCTCTCATTGGTTGTGGCCGTCCACAGGTGGCGTAATGGCTGCATCTGGAATCCTTGTTGACGCAGTGAACGCAATCAAAACGGCGCTCACAGCGTTGGGTTTGAAACCAGTCACAGACCCACGCAACGCACGCCCCATGTCTGTCTTCATTGAATTACCAGTGATGACGTCATACACATACAACATTGGTGATTTTCGCATTCCAGTTCGCATACTTGCAGCTCCTCCTGGCAACCAAGATTCAGGTGATTACTTGATGACAACGGTTGACACAATCATGAACTCTTCCATTGCCGTAGTTGACGCCCGACCGGGCAACGCTTCTTACGGTGGGCAAGACATCCCAACATACGATTTGACTGTGGCTATCGCAGTCAAACGAAACTAGA